GCGTATCGGATGGCATCGACAATAGCCTGCTTCAATTTATGCTCACGGAAATACTTATACGTTGGGTGGAACTTCGGCAATTCCCAAAAGTCGTCAATGTCGATAATGTATGGGATATTGTGCTTCGCCAAGTAGTGCAGGATTTCGTAGTGGTCAGCACCCAGCCACCGGTTGAATAATACAAGGTCATATTTATTTAAATTTGGTAATCCTGATTTTACAAATTCCTGCGACACTTCCACCTCTATTTGGTCTGCATGGTCAATTTGCAGACGTTTGAGTGGTACATACAGGCGGTGGTATTCAACCCCACCCATGCCATTCCATAATGCGAGTACTTTCATATTTTGCAGGTTTTTATTTCTCGCCAAAGATTAAGAATTGTGCGGCTTTTGATTAGCATCAGGTGAAATTGTATCATCCTTAATGTTTTGGCTCTGTTTTTTAAAACGTGATATTTTCTTTTCATTTGCTTATATTTGCACCAACAAAAAACAAGGGGTTGTGATTTGTGAAACCCACTGGCGAAAGTTGGTGGGTTTTTTTATTCTCCTAAGTCCAATGTGATTTTTATCTCCCCGCTCACGGTCTGGTTGACATCAGCCGTTTCCTTTGGTTTGCCGTACACACGGGATAAAAGCGTTTCAATAGAATACAAGCTGCCTTTTTCAAGTGACTTCCGCATAGCATTGGCGATTGTCTTTTCCAATATGGTGGCCTTTGGGTTCTGCCATACTTCTTTCAGCTCGTCTAAATCCATTGACAGCATGGCTTGGATAGTGTCTTCAACCTCCACGCGCTTATATCCGTGTTCTTTCAAAAGGGTGACATACTTCTTTGGTCTACCCTCTAAATTTCTTCTTTCGTCTTCGCCTTTCTTAAAAGGCTTCAAGTTTTGTTCATTTGCCATATTTCACAGATTATTCACAGATTAGACACTTTTGCCACAAGTCGGGCAACTTTCCTTTTCTTCCTTTTCTTCGGGTGCTTCGGGTAGATGCAATCCCCACTCCGCTAACTCTTCCGCATCCCATTCATTGGCGAGTGCATCCATATCCCATTTGCCATAATGGGTGTTATCTTTAATCAGGAACTCATCACGCTGCTGTGCTGTCCAATCATCAGCCAATACAATGGGAACTTCCACCGCCCCGATGTCGCACAATGCACGATAACGCTGATTGCCACCGAGAATAACATAGCCACCCATGTCGGATGTATAGCAAACTAATGGCCGGGCAGTTAGCATTTCAGGGAATTGCATCAGCGACCTTTTAAGCAATGCAAAATCATCAGCCGATATTTGGCGTGGGTTGTTTGCGTTTGGTCTTATTTCGGTTAGTTTTACCCACTGCATATTTTTTTATGATTACTTCGATGCTAAATTCTCCGTTGTTGTGTTCCTCTGGTTTGTCTGCGTTGGTTGCTGTGTCTATGACCTCTATATCCCAATACTCCTTTATGCCTGTTTGTAATAGGATGCCCTCAACACTAAAAGTATGTGGTGGCTCACATGAATAAGGCAGATAGAAATATCGGTGGTCTAAATTCCAACGGCTCGGCAATGTTTTTTTACGCTCATACAAATCTCGGTGCGGTATGCTCATGATGATATGCCCATCGGGTTTGCATATGCGATACCAATTTTGAATGGCGGTAACTGGGTCGTCAAGGTGTTCCAGCACGTGCGAAGCGTAAACGTAGTCAAAGGTGTTGTCCGGGTATTTGTCCATTGTGGTTGCATCGCAATCGTCTTTGTCGTGATGCACACAATCGGTCATGCTGATAGTGTCGATGCCGTCAAATGTATCAATTCTGCCGCATCCAATGTCTATTCCCTGACCTTTGATGTATTTTTCATAAAATCCTGACGCTTTGCGCCTTTCGTGTGCTTTAAAAGTTTCAGCCATGTATTTTTAAAATTTGTAATAGATTAACGATTGTCCACGCACCAAATCCGTTCTGCCCTGTCGGGATGACGTTGTGCGCAGTTGGGCATATTTCCACAACTCTTGGGTGTTTCATCTGCTCGGCTATTGCAAAGGCCATTGACTGGTTGCCGATAAATAGGTTGCATCCCGATATTACCTGTGCGAGTTCGTAAAAATCTTTTACCGGGTAGTGTTTTATGTTTGGCAACTTGGCGGAAATCACCCGAAATTCATCAGGCAGGCCGACAAAAGTTATTCTGTCCTGATATTGACGGAGTGCAGTGTAATCAAATGTGGGGTTGTGGTATCGGCTTGTCCGATTTAAAACAATATCAAATGCTTCGGGGCTGGGTGCTAAATCAAAGTTAATCGGCACGGATAAATCGCAGGTCAGTTCCGGGTAGATATGAAAATACCACTGTGAGATATGCCCTGTGTAATTGTGGAATTTACGGAATAGGTCAAAGTTATAATCTACCTTTTCATCGTTTTCAGTTATGTGGATGTCGTTGATAAAATCCAAACCCCACAACAAAGGTTCCAGCATTTCAGCCATCTTGCGGTTCATCTGCACGTTGCCCATCGGGTGCGACATATTGCCGTATTTGCCCGGTACGTTTATATGCAGGTACAAATCAACGGTTTCGCCTTTCAGCTCGGCAGCTTTCCGCATGGCAGGTAAGGAGTAAATCAAATCACCTGCGTTTCCGCTATGTATAATTTTAGGCATTGGCTTCTCGGTATAATCGTTTCAAAGCATCAAACATACATGAGCGGCAACCTGGCAATGGCTGTCCGTATAACTGGCGGTGTACTTCGTTTAGTTTGGCATAGTAATCAGCCGAAAGGGCATAGGTTCCCGTGCGGTTAATACGCTCAATGGTTTCTTTCAGTTGTAGGCAAATTTCTTTTTGTTCGGGTGTCATCACTTTGTATGTCTTACGTATGCAATTAAATAACCAAAGCCAAACGAAATAAATGAAAATATTAAAATTTCAATCATAGGTAACGGTCAATTAAACTGCCACACACAGCAGACAAGGCAGCAAAGGGCAATCCCCACCACCCGGCAAGTGGAATGAATACGGCAAGGCCGAGCCACCACGATAAACAGAAGCCACATTCCCAGGGTTTGTAAATCGGTCTGTGCGGTGTGCTGACTTTCAACACAAAGCTAATCACCGGGGGGAATAAGTACCGGGATAGCAGTACCGCTAATGCGGCAACGGATATTATATTAACCAAGTTCATTGTAGCGTTCTTTTATTTGGGTTTTCAGGGCATTAATGATTTGACTGATTTCTCTGTAATTTATTTTGGTGGCTTTGGCTATGCTGGCCATGCTGCGATTTTCATTGTATAGCATCCAAAGTTTCTCCACGTACCATTCGGAGCGGTTAAAGTGTAACGACACCTCTTTGTAATTGATTGCCTCACGTGCTTCCTGCATCCGCCTAAAATTGCTTTCATCGTAATCCTCAGCGGTGTCATCGTAGTCATCGGGTAGCGTTTCATTGGTGCGTAGGTGGTCACGATAAAACTTTGTGTATCGGTTGCCGTTTACTGCATTTACACCCACCCGGACAAGGTAAAATATCAGTGTTCCGTTCTGGTGCAAGTTGGTGATCTTGTCCTCGCTCATTTCGCAGAGCAATAACAAAAGATGCTGCTGTAAATCGCTTGCGACGTGCTTTCCTACTTTTTGGCAGAAGTCCGGCAGCCATTTGCTCGTTGCTATCTCTGTTATGATTTGGCTTTTCGTCACTCACGTTTGATTTTCAAATCATGCACCTTTTGCAGCCAATCTTTCCATTGCTTCCTATCCCCATACATTTCATGGTGTTTTCTGCACAGAGCCATCAGGTTTTCAATGCGGTCAGCGTGTTTGCTGCCACCCATGCCCCGTGCTTCGATGTGGTGAATGTCCACAGCTTGTGCCCCACACACCTCGCAAGGGATAAAATCGGTCTTGTCATATCCGAAATGGTCAAGATATACTTTGGTGTGTTTTTTCACAGCAGGTCAAACTCTTTCACATAGCATACATCAACCCATTCATCACCGACTGTGTGTGGAAAGTTATCTGAATACAAACGGTGTCTTTTATAAAAATCCTCATTACTTTCATTTGGTTGTTTAGGAATGTAGGTTTTTGAATATGCTTCTATGTCCTGCATAATATCTGCAAGTTTATCATTCGCATCGTCTTCATTTTTGTAAATTCCAATGATTTTATAGGCGATGTAGTTACCCCATTCTTCTGGTTCAACAATTACTGCGTAAACTTTCATGGCACAAAGTTTATTCGTAAATAGTCGATATTTTTATATTGTGGATAACTTTAATAAAAATAATTATACAAAAAGTATTGCATAGATATAAAAAACTATATTATATTTGCGGCATGAACACAGTATTTGAACAAGGCCACAAGGCCGCAGCCGAATTTGATGCTGATTTGCATGACGGTATCAACCCATATCCGCAGGGAACTTATCAATTTACCGAATGGGAAAAGGGGTGGGCATGGTATTTTACCATACAAAGCCGGATTGATTACGCTGATGCACAGCAAGAGCAGCAGAAATTTGTTGAAAATAATTTTGCAAAGTAAAAAGTAATTCGTATATTTGCGTATCGGAACAACAGGACTTCAACCCCCTGCCGAAATTTAAGAGCATGACAAACGACTTTAACTTAACACCACCTACAAGTATGATGCGGCTAAGCTCTGGCCGGGTTGAACATCAGAACGTGGGTGGTGTTTTGTTTATGAATATAACAAAACCCAAACCTATCCCGGCCGATATCTGCAATCGGTGCCTGGAAGAACTGGAAAATCAAATCATCCAGTTGGAAGTCAAAAAGCAAAACTGCACAATCAAAGAGCATCTGCCTGTTTACAAGTATGAGATGCACAAATTAGGATTTCAGCAGCTTTACTACACAGAATGTAAGCGTTTATTTATGAAAGGGCAAATGCAATGAGTGGTGGTTGGATAAAAATACACCGCAAACTTTCCGAGCATTGGATATATCAAGATAGCAACTACCTGCATTGGTGGATTGACATCCTGCTTGCTGCAAACTTTGAGGATAAAAAGGTATTGATTAAGGGTGCTTTGTACGATTGTAAACGTGGTCAAAGCGTGTATTCACTTGATACATGGGCAAAACGCTGGAACACGGATAAAAGCAAGGTACGTAGATTTTTGAGTATGCTGGAAACTGACGGCATGATTACACTTGAAAACATATCTGTTTCGACACGGCTAACTGTTTGTAAATATGAATGTTACCAAGACGAGCGACACGCAGATGAAACGCAAGTGAAACGCAAACGAAACGCAGATGAAACGCAGATGACACCAACTAAAGAATTTAAGAATGATAAGAAAGAAAAGAAAGAAGAAAATATATATAGAGCTTTCTCTCATTTGAAAATTACAACTGCGGAGTTTGACAAGTTGATTGCCGATGGGTGGGAAAAAGAACAGATTGATGAAACGCTTGATGAAATCCAAAATTTCGCAAACAATAAAAAGTATGTTTACCTATATTTGACGGCTCGCAAATGGCTCGCAGATAAACCCAAAAAAGGACTTCTGCCTAAACATTTGAGGAACTTTGTATGCTGACCTATTCATTCCATAATATCGAAATACCTGCTGGCAAGACATCAGGCGAAGTTCAGACACTTTGTCCGCAGTGCAGCCACACCCGAAAAAAGAAAACTGACAAATGCCTATCAGTCAACTTAGATAAAAAGGCATGGTATTGCCAGCACTGCCAATGGAAAGGTGCAATCATTGACCGCCCGGAGGTGGTAAAATATGAAGTGCCGGAATGGAAAAACAACACCACGCTATCCGACAAGGTGCTGAAATGGTTTGAGGGCCGCAGGATTACAGCCGCCACACTCAACAAAATGCAAATCACCGAACAATCCGAATGGATGCCGCAGGTTAGCAAGGAAGTCAATTGCATCTGCTTCAATTACTTTGAGGGTGGGGTGTTGAAAAACACAAAATATCGGGATGGCTCAAAGAATTTCAAGATGCACAAAGGGGCGGAACTCATCCCATATAACATTGACTGCCTTGCAACCGCAAAAGAGGTTTGGATAGTTGAAGGAGAAATGGATGCACTATCACTGATTGAAGCAGGGATTGAAAATGTTATCAGCGTACCAAACGGGGCGCAGCCAAACCTAACTTTTTTTGACCGCTTTATGCCGATGTTTGACCACATTGAAAAGATACACATCGCAGTTGACAACGATGCGCCCGGCATTGAATTACGCAATGCCATTGCA